ATGATAAAATGGCAATGTATCTTTATTTGCATTTGCTTTGTCAGAATAATTATCTAAATAATGTGGCATACAATGCAATATATAATAAGACAAGTGATCACAAAACTCAGGATCTAACCAATTATCTACCACCTCAATATTCATTTACATCAGGGCTTAGGATGATCTAACTTAATTTGAGCTACCCTAGCTTGCCATGCTTCCAAACCATTCTCAGTTATAAATTCAATCTGTTTCTCTGGTACATTATACTTAGCAAGTCTAGCCTCTAACCAGTTGGCATCTACAAGTTCCCAAGTTTGAATCCACGATGAGCCATCCCATACTGGATCAATTTGATTAGGAAGTTTGCCAGCCGCTTCTGGTGGTTCTACTAAAGTCAACTCATTAAATGTGACTTGCCCCGGACTTTTTAATTCATCTGACCAAGACTGTGTCCAAACACCGGACACCAAAGTTGGTGTTACTTCAACAGCATTATGTCCAGATGCTGGAGTATAACTCACAGGCGATACAGGTTCAAACCCGTACATACTTCGATTGTCAGCCCTCTCCATTGCATCCAAAGGAAATGATATACTTTTATTATCACTCCTAAGATCAGCAAATTGATACGGGTACTTAGAGACTGACCCATTTTCTATTTTTGCATACATTTCATTTTCCTCTTTAAGCGCTTCTATATCTTATCACAACTACACCGGAGGCACCTGATGAGCTACCTGATCCATTACAATAGTAATCTTCTCCACCGCCCCCGCCTCCAGTTGAGGCAGCTCCAGCAGTTGGGCCTGAACAGCCATATCGGCCTCCGCCACCATCTCCGCCTACTTCAGAACCGCCTTCGGCTCCACTTCCGCCACCATCAGCGTGACCTGCGCCTCCGCCGCCTCCAGCGTAGAATAGAGCACTTCCAGTCGCATAATCATTTGAAACCCCGGTCCCAGCGCTAGCGCCCCAGCCACCGCCCATTCCAGCGTTGGTTCCTGTTTCACTACCAGTTCCGCCTTGGCCGTCGTAACCTTCTACAGGAGTATATCCGCCTTCATTTCCTTCTCCGCCGCCCTGACCTCGACCTCCGCCTCCGCCAGAACCTCCGTTTCCTCCTGTGGCCTGATTCCTTCCATAGCCACCTCCGGTAGCTGAATAAGAGAGACCACTTGAATCACCACCTTCAGCGTTTCCTCCTCCAGCGGCTCCAATAACTATAGCATACTCCTGAACGGATAAAGCAACGTCAGCAACGGCTCTTCCACCGCCTGCTCCTCCGCCACCTGCTGCATTATACTGCCCATTATAATCACCGCCGCCTCCTCCGCCACCTACAACTAAAATGTCGGCAGTACCGAGACTTCCTAGAGCTGTAACCGAGAAGGTTCCATTCCCCGTGAATTTATGAGCCGTATATTCAACACCACCACTGGTATAAGTAGCAGTGGAGTCTCCTCCTGTGGCAGTAACTCCAGTAAAACCATTCCTCATCAATGCAATTTTTCCTGCTCCTATAGGCATAATAATTCTCCTTAACCCATATCCGCGCCAGCTAGAAATCCGTACCATATAGTTCCTGCATCTATAGTAGTGAAGGTAAGTACGTCAATTCCTGAACTCGTCAAAGATGGTGCTGACCCTCCAGCCCAATCTACAGAACCGGGCCAGTTTACAGTTTGAGAGCCTCCATCTGTAAGAAGCAATGTAAATGTGCATGATCTCGCGCTTGCTGAAGGATTGCTGAAAGTAAATGTCTGAGTTCCTGTTGATACTGTAGCCGAAACTACATTACCGTCTTCTATATCAATATCATCAGTACCACCGCCAGTATCTCCAATAGCATTTACGGTCTCAGCAATATCCAAAAAGTAAGGTCTTGTGACCTGATAATCAGCATGATTAACTAGACCGGCAGCAGTAGCAGTTACAGCCTTTGAGGCCTCTACTGTGCCTAAAGTTGTTATATCGTTATAATTTAATTCCGCTCCAGTAGCAGTTACCTGAGTTTCTGAGCCAGAAGTTCCTATATGCAAAGCGGCAGTCTTTACTGCATTGACGGCGGCATTAGCATCTAATACAACTGCCTTACTTGCAGCCGCAGTTCCTGCCGTCACAGCATCGAGAACATTAAGTTCCCCTGCGGTAGTAGTAACCGCAGCAGCGCCAAGCGTAGTAAATTGCTTCTGCAATACGTCCTTGACGAGACGAATCTGATTATCGCCCTCACTGATTGGGTCCGTACCTAGCGGATTTGTAGCCGAAAGTTGGCTAATATATGTGGCCGTTTCTACGCCCATGATTCACCCCCTTTAGGTAAGTTCAAAAATACCATTAGCGCTTGGAGTAACAGTTAACGTGTTATCCTCGCTAAGGGTAAATTGTGATGTGGTCAACTTAGAATAGCAGACCAATTTTCCACCGGACTGATAAATAATAGCATACTTAATATTGCTAATATCTCCCCCAGTCGCGGTCCATACGACGGCAGTTGAATCAAAGCGAAACACGCCAGCAGAAGCACCAGCAGCCCAAGTTCTTCCAGAAACTGAAAGGCCTCCAGTTGCATAACCATTGGCGTTAGCCACTTCATTCGCTATAGATGCTTGCGTTGATAACGTAGCATTAGTCGCATTAGCGCTTGCCGCGCTAGTATGAAGTGCCATATAAAAATTTACACTTGCTCCACTTAAATCAAAATCGCCTTCGCCTAGTTTTTCCCTAAAGGAATTATAAAAAGCCCAAGCAGAAGCAGCCATGTTAGTTTACCTCCTCTTTTTTTATTAATGAATCTGGATGTTTAATAATATGAGAAATAAGGCCATCCCCATGAACAGCCAAATCATAGTATTCGCCAGTTTTTCCAATCATCTGAACGAATTCTTTTGCCTGATGATAATGAGCCGCAGTGCATCTAAATTCTTTATCAGCGACTATTACATCTATTACTTGCTCATCATCATTCTCTTTCTGCTCGTAAGCGTGATGTTGACCAATGATACAACTATCGAAACCATATACCTCAAACTTGGAAAATCCAAGCATTCTAAATAAATGAATTGCTCTTAGAGTTACAGTAGAGCCACCCATAATTGGAAAATAATTATTACCATACTGTTCTTTCAGTAGGTCTTCATTATCTGTATCCCCAGCACAATGCCATATCCATAACTTATAACCTTCTAAATTATCAAATGCGGAAGGATGGCACTGAGAGGAAATAAAATATTTACATTCTTTAGATAAAGGATAAATAAATCTACTATTAAATTCCCTGCTGTCTAACATAACCATTGCTGAAGGAACTAACCCCCTATCCATACAATATTTATGAGACCCATTAACGGTAACAAGTGGCATCCCATTTTTTCTTTTTTCCATGAGGTCTGGAAAAGTTTCCTCTAAAGTTGCCCCCCCAGCCGCAAGCGCAATAACCTTATCCTGACTCTCATAAGGCGCCACTTGAGGAAATCCTCTTTTTATATTACCCCTTATGTTTTCCCTTATATTTTCTGGTTCTTCATTTATAGAACATATAACTTCTGGAACCGGGATTAACTTTGGTCTAACAGCAACCGAAGGTGGGTGGGATCTAGTATAAGACTGTAACATTACGCTCCTTTAAATTGCATTCTAACTTCAAGACCATTAGCTGCCGTACCACTACATATAGCATCAATATCGAATCTAATTACATCGGCAGTGGTTACATCATTATTTGACGTATCAACAACTGGGGCAGTCGCGGCTGTAGAAGAGTCTGTTTCTCCAGTATCTATAGTAATGGCAGTCGTTAACATATCTACACCCTGAGTAAGATTATGAATCATTATGTCAGTAGTTCCAGTCGTTCCTGCTGTATATACATGAGCGCCAACTTCTCCCGCCACCGCGCTTAAAACAAGCCCATTTAAAGCCAATGGAATAGTAAATGCCGCAATACCATTACCAACATATGTTGGAATAGCATCCGGCAATACTTTAATTATAATAGTTCTATTAAAGAACACACTATTTATTGGTGTAATCTTTTTAACAGCAGTAGCAGCCGTATCGTAAAATGGAATAAAATCAGCGCTCTCACTCATTACAGTATCAAGAGGAAGATTATTTATTGTATCATCCTTACCGCTATTAAGATTATTGAAGTTAGCATCCACTTCATTATGAGTCAATGGAGATCCTTTCCCCGATCTTGTAACAATAGTAACTGCCATAGTTTAACTCCTAAGAATCCTGTACTCCTTGTACATCATATTGTGCGTAACCAACAACCCAGTAATACGGCTCAACATAAGGTGTCGTTCCATAAGGAAAAGCCCTTGGAGACTTTTCATAGAACTTCTGACCATTGGTCATGCGATAAGCAACCCTACGAGGGGGATGTTTTCTTCCTCCCCCTATACGAAATCTTCTCGCCATTAGTATCTTGCCTCTGCTTCGGGTTCTAATGCGCCGCGTCTTCTTGAGATGGGCGGCATAGCATCCATGTCATATATTCGAGAAAGGGCATCCAAAAAGTCAGGATGTATTGTAGGAAATAAAAGATACTCGTTCCTCTTCACCCAATCAACCAGATCATATAATTTGCCTTCCTCATCTTTTCGCATGATCTTTTTAGAGATCAAAAATTCCTGCTTCTTATTTTTATAATCTTTCTGATGAGAAGTTAATCTATTCTCATCTGTGGCGTATGGAAAAAAGAACGATCCATCTTTTAAGTCTGGCTCAAGTCTTTGTATCCTATCCTTCTTTGACTGAGAGCCGCCCCCACCTGTCCAATTTAATTCGTAAATAGGAAATGAACTTCCATCTATTCTCATCATTTCCTTAAAATGTTCTATATCAGATTGCGCTCCGTACCTCTCATACCCAACCTTGACT